CCCGCGTTCACGGGGCCGGTGTCCTTCGCCTGCTCGTCGGCGTCCGCCTTGGCGACCTGCGCGGGCGCGGTTACGGTAGCGGTCACGGCCGCCTCCTTCTGCTTGGCGACGGGCTGGCCGTCATCGGGGATGGGCTGGGGCAGCGACGACAGGACGGTGTTCAGCCGTGCGTGCGCCTCGCGGATGTGGGCCTCGTTGACGGAGGACAGGACCCGGCCGGACTTGGCGACCACGGCGCCGAAATACTCGAGCTGCTGCAGCGGCAGGGACAGGTCCGTGCCCATGGCCTTGGCGACCTGGGCGAAGACGGCCGGGTCGGTGCCCGCGGACTTGCCGACCATCGCCATCATGTCCGCCTCGCCGCAGTCAGCTTCGGACTGCTCGGCGACGGCGAACGGGGCCAGGACGCCGATGGCGTAGTCGATGGCGCAGCACACGTCGCCTAGTGCGCACGCGTTCTCACCGTCGTCCGGGTCGGCCGAGGCCGCTTCGAGCCATTCCCGCTCGGCGAGCAGGTCGACGGCTACCCGCGCGCGGGCGAGGATGGAGGTCCACTTCTGCGCGGTGGCCGCGTCGATGCTCTCCCATGCCGGGGAGCCGGGGTCGGTCGGGTCACCGGCGCCCATCTCGTCGGGCTCGGCGAGCGGGACCGTGGGGTCCATGCCGTCGATGCCGTCGTCGAGGTCCGGGCCCATGCCTGCGTCTTTGGTCACCTGGTCGGCCACGCCGGCCTCCTTGGCTACGTCGATGCCGAGCTTCTTGGCTGCCGCGCGGATCCTGGGCATGGCCTTGTCGCCGAACGGGGACTGCGAGGCGCGGGCCAGCGCGTTGCGCACGTGGGCCGCGTCGTTGATGGGGAAGTGCCGCAGCGAACGCGGGGTCGTCTTGCCCTCGTCGTCCTTCTTGCCACCGCTTTCGATGTACGCGAAGTCGGAGTCGGGGAGGTCATTCTGGCTCTTGCCGCTCATCTCGGCCTTGGCCACGTCGTCAGGCCCGGCCGGCCGTACGGATGCCTTGTGGATGAACGCGGCGATATCGGCAGGGGAACCGTTCAGGGTGATCCCGCTGGAGGTCACAACGCGCTCACGGGCAGGCTCGGGCTCCGCCTTGGCGATGAGGTCACGGACGAAATCAGGCTCCAGCAGGCCGGTGGCGGTTCCGTCCGCTTCCTTCATCACGAGGAACCGGGGGATGCCGTTAGCACCCTTTCCGACGAGTCCCATCGTGGGGAAGTCACAGCCCACAAGCTCGGAAAACTCCTCGTCGCCCTCGTCCGGCATGGCGCTCTTGGCGATCGCCACGGCCCCCTCCTTCCGCACCTTGCGCCTGCGCGCGGTTCCTTCGGGGGACCAGCCGTTTACCTTGCCGTCGAGTGCGGCCTTCCACATCCGGTCTTCGAGGATGGCGCCGACTAGCCACGTGCCCTTCGTGACGACGATCCCGTCGCCGAGATCCCAGTCCGGGCCGCGATGGATGGATGACTCGACTACGGTCGCGCAGCCCTCGGTCCCGGCCATGTGAAAGGCGTTGACCTGCGGGCCGTTGCGGAGGAATGACCATGCGGCTTTTTCGAGCTCGGCCTCGGTCAGGTAGTCTCGGCCGCCGTCCGCGCCCTTGCTGATGCGGGGGTCCGGGCCCGGCATGTATGCGATACCCAAACAGAAACGCTGCGGCTCGTCGGCCATGCGCGCACCCCCTCACGGTCGGGCATCATTGCAGGCATGAGCGAAAACAACGAGAGCGCGCCGCAGGGTGCGCGCATCAGCCGCGCCGACGGGAGCGCCGTCGAGTGCGACCTGTCCCGCAACCCTGACGGTGACTGGAGGGGTGGCGCGGCATGGAGGGCCGTTGCCCGCGAGAGCATGCGCCTCGACTACAGCAGCGACCGTTTTGAGTGCGACTCGGTGCCGCCAGGGACGGTCATCTGCTTCAGCGTGGATCTGCTGCCGGGCTCTGACGGATGGCCGCGCGACTACGAGCACGCCATAAGGGTGACGGCGTCGAGCGACTTCGCGTGCCCGAACGGCGGCACCCGCCTGACATGGCCGGTAAGGCCGGACGGTGACGACTTCCTTGACCCGTGGCTGCCCGCCGACCCGGATGAGCGCCCGGCCACGCCGGCGCTTCTCGCGTACTGGAAGGCGGCGAACAGCAACCCGGTGAGCAGGGGGGCACTCATGGGCAGCAAGTCCAGGCTCTGGCGACTTGCCCGCGACATGGCTGATGCGATGGAACGGGACGCGGGAAAGGACAGTCCGGGCATCATTGCGGGATGAGCGATGAGCAGCCATTGGCCGAGACCGGGATCTTCATCTACGACCTTGAGCCGCCGCCCAAGCATCCGTTCCTCGAGGTGAAGCCGACGCCGCTGCGGGACTTCAGCAAGCCCCGGCCGCCCCGGCCTCGCTGGGCACCGCCACCGCTAGCTGAGGGCTTCGTACGCGTCGAGGTGGACGACGACTATTACGCCGGGCCCGGATTCAGCGACTGGACGGCCAGCGAAACCGAGTACCCGACGCGCATCTTCGATGTCCCCCGCGAGCAGTACGAGCGGTGGGTGAGTGCCCGTGACGCCTACGCGGCGATGCAGGAGGAAGTCGGCGCGCTCTACGGGAGCCGGACGAACCCGCACCCGCCGAGCGGCTGGGTGCGCAAGGACAAGCCATACCAGGTGCAGCCGTGAGCGGCGAGATCCGTCTGATACCGGACCCGGCCGCCTGGAGCGCGGCGCAGATCGCGGAATTCGAGCGGCTGCGGTGGATCGACGGACTCAAGCGGCGATGGCGGCTCGTGACGACGGGCGAGCAGTGGATCAGGCATGCGTACCCGGCCGGCTTCCGCTGCGGGCAGTGGGCCCGCCTGGACCGCGTGACGATCCTTCAGGGGCGCACGTACTACTGCGTCACGTTCGAGGACGGCATACGGGAAGAATGGGATCCGGCCTGCGAGTACGAGTTCTTCCCGCCGAGCCGCTTCACGGGACTGCTCGACATCCTCAACGGCTGCTAGTTCAGCAGGTAGGCCGCGTAGAACGACGCCGGAATGTCGTCAGCCTGGTCTAGCTCGCACTGACAGCGCGGATGAGCCGGGAAGGCCGGCACATCCTGCGGCGCGTACGGCCCGTTCGCCTCGTTGTCAACACAGGTCGGGCACGGATTACCGTCCGTCACCCAGGCGATGAACACCGGGCTAGGCGGCTGCGGCGGACCCGGTGGCGGATTCGGGGCCTCACCCGGTTCCGGCAGAGGCGCGTTACCGCTTCCCGCCGTCCCGGCCAGCCACACCAGGCCAGCGCCGATAGCCCCCCAGATGGCGTCCTGGAGCCACGAGCTGACCGACCGGACATCATTCCCGGTCACCGCGTCATCCGCGGCGGCGGACATCTCGTCGTCGCTGCTATCGTCCGCGGCACCTTCGGCCAGCACCCTGGATACGTCGGCCGCCGCGCCGCTGATCATCCGCTCGGCTGCGTCCGCAGCCTGCCGGGTGATATCCCCGTCGTCGGCCAGCCGCTCGTAAGCGCCGGCAAACGCCCGGTCGATGGCGATGCCGCCAGCCCCTTGGCGTGCCGCCGCGACGGCGAGGGCGTCCGCTTCACCTTCGGCCATGCCGGAGCGTATGGCGTCAGAGATCGCGGCGACGAGAGCGGCGTAGCCCTTGGCCTGGTAGATCGCGGCGAGCCATGCGAGGGCTGCCGTCAGGGCCTTGTCCCGGTTCGGGTCCGCGTACTTGGCTACGGGCTGCACTTCGGCCCGGAACTGGCGCACGAGGGTGTCCGCGCTTAGTCCGGCCGCCGGGTCATTCCATGCAGCGAGCACGGCCTTCAGGTGCTTGCGGGTCAGCTTGGCGCGGCGCTGCTCGATCTCGCCCCAGACGGGCTCAGGGCCGCGCCGCTCCCGCACTTTTGGGGCAGGCATCGCCGCCTTGGCCACGTCCGCGCCCGGTCCGCACTGGCATCCAGCCGAGCCGTTACAGCACCCGCCAGTGCAGCACTCAGCGCCGCAGCAGTCCGGGGTGCAGCCGAGAGCGGCCATCACGGCGTCGATGTCGGCCAGCAGCTCGGGACGTACCGCAGGGTTGCCGGGCAGGTCGGCCGGGTTCCACCATGCAATCGTCTCCGTGCCCGAGCAGTCGCCGTCCGGGTCGGAACCGAGCTGGC